CCACTGACCAAACCTGCGGTGAAGGCTCCATCAATTCTGACCTTGCCCATATATCCCAAAGTCATCATCGATAAACTCCAAGTCAAAATCAGAAATCTGACACCGTGACCAAAAAGATCACCCCAATCAAAGCCTTCTTTTTCTTGCTTTTCTTCTTCCATACGGTTTGCCTTTCTTGTTTTATATTACCAACTTAGCTATGTTAGGAAAAGAAAACAAAAATTCATGTCAAAGTTTCTAATTAATCTATTCATAAGATTCGGTAAAAGTGAGAGTTTACGCAAAGCTGCTCTGAATCTTTTGAAGGATTTGGCTTCAAAATCAGACAATGATGTTGATGACGCAATTGTCAAAATGATAGAAGAGAAGCTCTTTCCAGTAAAATGATCAAAAAGTTTCTTAATATCGACATAGAGAAAGCTCCACCAGAAATGGAACTAGAAGTTGAGCTTCAATGCAGACAAATCATGGAGTCTAATGATATCGACAGCATCAAAAGGTACTGCACCCATTTGGTCAGACATAAATTAAGGCAAGATATGTTTTTATCCTCTTTGTTAAATCATTTTATAGATATTGAGTTTGTCAAACCAGTAAGAAGAAAAAAGCGTTTTAAATTATTCTAAAGTTTTCTCGTACTCATCAATATATTTATCTTCAAAGTCTCTTATTAACATATTGTCTGTTTTATCAACTTCATAATTAAACTTAAGAACCGCAGTTCTTATATGTTCCTTGACCCACCGACCTTCTTCATAAACAACCTGAGCCTTGCCATTTTCTTTTATAAAAACATAATGGTCCTGTCCTTTTAGCTGTATATCTAAAAAGTTTCTTTCTAAATCTTTACGTCTGATATCTTTCAGTTTTCTTAGTTTAACTGAAGAATGTTCTTTTTTTTTCATTTTAACTCCAAAGTAATCTCAACCCATGACGGTTGTGGTTTGCATCCATCAATGACTCCATAAAAAGGATTATTCATAAACTCATAAGTTCTTTTACCATCGGTGTAAATCATGCCGATGTATGGGTTTTTGTAAAATTGCTTTTGATTAGTCATTTTCGTTTTTCAAAAAATAAAGCCAATCTCTGAATAGATGAGAGGGATTCTAGTTTTCTTTGAACTTGTTTGTATTTTCTATCATCATTCATTTCGTTAAGATCTTCTAGCCCTTGTTTCATTTCAACTTCACTTGCGATTCTTATTGCTTCGCTGCATCTTTTTGAAGGCTTGGTTTTAAGATGAACGGTTTGTTGAGCGATAGCTCTACCAGCAATCACGCTAATAAGTTGATTTATAGAATCAAGAACTGGTTTCATAATACATGAAAAAGAGGTTATAAACAGTTTTAATCGTAAACTGAAAACGATTGTGGTAAATAGCGAAACGCCAGAATGCGTGGAAATGGGCAGAATGGATCTTCGGATCGTTGAGTTACTTTACGCCAACGTGAGTTGAAGCGAATCAAAAAGCAACGAGGTCATCTCTTTGGCTCTTGCACCTACAAGAGATGTTGAGGCTAGTTCTTGATCGTGTAACTAGCAAGCGAATGTAACAAATTAACTTGATGGGGATCGATTTGCATGGAGCCATTCTGAACAACTGCAAACTGCGATAATCAAAGTGTTTAGGACAGTTTTATTCGTAAACTGACAACGATTGACATGAGCTAAGTCGAAGGGCAATGAGTCGAAAAAAAATGCAGCAAGTGAGAGTGATTTAAGTCGAATCATCACCTCGCAAACCTATTAAGTTATAGAGGTGTTAAAGACAGTTTTAATCGTGTTCTGTCAACGATTGAGTAGAGCAAGGCGGAATCACGCAACAGTGAGAGGCTTTGAATAGAGGCACGCTAACATGCAGCGATTCGCATTTAATTTCACCTCGCATACTTATTCAGTAATAAAGATGTTAAAAAGATTTTGATCGTAAACCTTAAACGATTGCTTAAAATTAAACAGGTCGGAAGGGAGCAAAAACGACTGTGAAGGGAATTGAGCGACATCAGTATGTGAAGCAAAGAGCAGAATCACTTTAATCAGAGTCATCACCTCGTCAACCTATTAAGTATCTGAGATGTTAAAACACTTTTAATCGTAAAGTGTGAACGATGGCAAGAAGCTGAGTGGTGAAGCTCGGAGTCAAGATGCAAGATTGAGCCATACAATAAGTCGAATCAGACTACGATAATTGTGCGATGAGACGATAAATTAATCTTCATCAGGAGGTTTTATTTTTGGAATCGTGCCACCATCTTTTTGAATACGGAGCAGTTGTTTTTTTGCTCCATCAATGGCAGCAGCGATGAAAGAATGTCGACCTTGATTTACTGAAAGCTGATCTCTGTCATATTGACCAAGATTTTCAACATCAATCCGATTAAACATCTTTCTTGTATTTCTCCTGTGTTTGGTCAAGCCTTGATAAGCCTGACCGTTTAAATAATCAACAGCCTGTGCATCTGTCAATATCACAAGAGAACCTTTGTCTTGCCTTAAGACTAGTGGTTTCCCAATCTCAACTCGATTGGATTCGATCCATTGTTTGACTTGGAGGGACCTGAAAGACAAGTCCCTGTTTTGATCTCTTGAAGCCGTGATCAGCTTCTTATCGGTTAGGAGAAAATACATCTCTTCTACTTTTTCAGCAGAGATTCTTTCCCCTTTCTGAAGTTCTCTCCAAGCAACACCGCAGACTGAATATGGCAAGTCATCTGGGTTTTTCTTCATTCATCAACCTCCTTAATTTCTGTTACTTCAAATCTTCCGTATCGAGGTCGCCATGTTCCCAAGCCCTCTGCTTTACCAGCCATGATTGCAATCCTTCTAAGTTGATCCATTCCCATAAGCTCGTCATCAAGTAAGACTTGAAACCGTGCCTTCCAGTTTGGTAAATACAATCTGTTGACCCAAACCCCTCGACCTGTAAAGGCTGCAAGTTGAAGTTTTGGTTCTCTATGATTAATCATTTCGATTGCATCTTTTGGACCGTCATACTCAAGCTCTGGGTTGTTGTGAACAATCACAGACCTCAGCACATCTTTCCCAAGTTTCCATTTTGTTGCAGCGTTTCTTAAGCACTTCTGGAAATTTGCACTCGGCATATAAGGTCGGCTGAACCCTTCAAAGTCAACGGTGTTCTCACCTTCGTCAACATTTACCTTTCCTTCTTTCATCCAGTAACCAGATAAAAGCCAATCAAGGACTCTGACGGCTCGATGAACTCCATCGGTCTTTGCTTTACCTTTTTTATCAGTAAAGAACTGCTTGTATTTTGCATAATCGCCCAAAGGGTCAGAATATGCGACGTTTGAACAGAGAAGGCCGTTTATACCTTGCACTGTGATCTCTAGGTTTCTTTGAGACATGTTTGTTGTTAGTTAAGTTTGTACTCTGTTTTGCTCGTTAACAGAAAACGATTGATGAGAAATAAGCCAAATCAAATCGCATAAATTGGAAAAGCGAATGATAGCTGCATTAGGACTTACACCAAAGGAAGCCTAATATTTAGAATGGAATTTCCTCTGAATCCCAATTCATGTTGTAGTCTGATTTGGGTTCTTCGGGAGGAACTGTGGGCTTTGCATTTGGAAGCATCCTTGGATTGACAGACCCAAAGGCTCCAAAGTCATCTTCATCATTATCAAAGGTGTTCTTTTTACCGTTGGCACTGAGATATACACCTTGAACTCTAACTTTGGTATTTTCTCTCATATCAAAGACATTTCCTTCTTTATGTCTTGATTGGTCCTCTTTGAGGGCTTGGAAATGGCTACAGAGAGCGTCAATACTTTCAAGTGGAACAAAAATGTTAAAACGACGTGGGAATCGATCCCTGCTGTTTTCATACTTGTTATCGCCAACCGTAAAGTTAATTGGTAAAGGCAAAGCGTTTTCAAATTCCATTTTCTTTTGGGATAATGTTGTTTTCTTTCTCCCAAGCGATAACTTGGTCGAGGTTGTAGCGAACTCTTGATGCGGAAGGAGTCGATGCAAACTTTGGCAATTCATACCATTCTGGACCGACTTGTTTGTTTTCCTTCCTTGTTTTCATTCGCCATATTTTGACCGTGTTATCGGTCACACCGTAGCGTTTTGCAAGCTGTTTGGTGTCGAGGTAAGTTGAAGTTTCAGTCATAATAAAGATGCCTCCTTTTGAACGATAGCGTTGGTCAGCTTGTGCCTTTCGCTATCTGATAAGTTTCCTTCTTTCATTTGAGCGTCTAACCTTTTTTTAATTTCATCAAGGTGCTTTTGGGATGGAGCTTTTTGTATCCATTTCAGTGCCATCTCAGTTACCGAAGGTTCATTCTGTGGTTTTTCTTTGTTGGTTTTCCACGATTTATCTTTGCCGTTGTAAAGAGATAAGCCGAACTGATTACCAAACTGCATGAAAGCTCTTTTGCGAGCATCTGTTTCAGCTTCTTTGATTGCGGACTCATGATTGTTTCCATGATTGGATTGGTTACCATGACCAGCACCAGTTCCTTCTCTAATCACATCTCCAACGGTTATTCTTACTTTGGCAATGTAACTGACAGCTTTAGGCTCGTTTTGAACACAAGTTGTTTCTATGGTTTCACTGCTCCAATTACCAAACCCAAAAATGCGGTTGGCTTCAGCAATGACGTGATAACCTTCGACATAAGCAAGTGTGTTA